GAGCTGTCCGGCATTACTATCCCGTGCAAGCCGCGCCTGTGGGGCTACCGCCTGGGCGAGGCATTGCAGGTCATCGATGCCGAGACCGGGATCAATCACCTTTGTGTGATCGCGGCCAACTCGAAAGACATCGCTTCGGCCACGGCCACGTTGACCTTCGAAACAGAGACCACCGCCAAGCACGCCCTGGCGCTGGCAATGACCGGCACGGCCCCGCCGCCGCCGACACTCGTCCCGCCAGGCGCGGGCGACGATGCCGCATGGCCTGGCGGGGACAGCTTCGACAGCACCGTGGTCAGTTTCGATGCCACCACATTCACATTCGACGAGGGCTAAATGGCGAAACAGACTATCGACGTCGGCACTTCGGCGAATGACGGTACCGGCGATACCCTTCGGGCGGCTGGCACCAAGATCAATGCCAACTTCACCGAGACCTACGACGCAATCGACGCGCTGGGCGATGGCTTGGACGATAAGCAGGACGCGGCTCCCAGCCTTACGGTTCTGGCTGGAGTGACACCTATTGCTGACGGCCCGCACACTGTGGGCGGTATTACCATCACGACGATGGGCGGGCTCATCACCGCCATTTCCTGAGCCCCTCCCGACAGGAGCAACCATGCCCATTCAACCGCTTTACGCGGCGCGGAACATCAGCTTCGCGCCGACCATCAACGTGGACTATCCGGGCGATCCGCTGCCGCTCACAGGCGCCGCGATCTCGATGCAGGTACGCCTCTATCCGGGTGCGGCGGGAAGTCCCGTTGCCGCTGCCACTGTGACCTTTGTCGACGGCGTGCATCCAGACACGGCGGGTTGGCGGCGGCTGGTAGTCAACCCCACGATTGCCAAGGCTGTGCTGGCGGCGATGCCTGGGCTCAACACACCCGATCCGGGCGACATCCAGACCTTCGCCTACGAAATCAAAATCACGTACGCCGACGGCATGCAGGACATTCTGCTGACCGGCGATTTCATCCTCTCGGCCGGAGTTGACGCCACATGAGCCGCCTTACCAACCAGCTTACCGTGACCATTGCTGGTCTGCGCGGTCCCGGTCTATCGAGCGGTGACCTCACGCAACTCGAAGGCGCGAAAAACGAGGCGCTTGGGGCTGCTACTCGTGCCGAGACCGCCGCAAATTCGCTCGCCACCCAGTCTGGAGACGTGGCGCAGTCGAAAACTCAATTAGCAGGGTACACCGTCAGTACAGCGTATGGCGCGGCGGCCGGGACGGTCACTGGCACGCACGGCGCTGACCGGCTTGCGCGCGGTGGGTACGCCCCGTTTGTGGCAGATGGCGTGCTCGAAACGAACATCATCTATGACGGACGCACCGCAGGACCGGGGTTGATCCTGATCCTGGAGCGCACCGCCCTCACGAATACCACCATCAAGGGGATTTACCCCGTCACCTTCGCGGTCGGGAATGGCCTTTCCGTGTCCTTGCCGAACGAAGTCCTGGTCAAACAGGGACAGGAACTGTGGTGGATGTCCGGTAGCGGCGGCGCACAGCTTGCAGGCGGCCAGAGCGGGTACCGATGGAACAATGCAAGCCCTACGTCCTCGCCGGCTGTCGGGTACCAATCGGGCGCGGTCACGGCATCGAGCCAAGCCTCGGCGCTGCGGTACACGCTGCGAACGGCGACCACAGTAAAAGCTGACATCGCGAATACGCAGGCGCAGCTGGCGGCCTCGACAGCCCTTGCGTCCGCAACGGCCGCGATCGCGATTCGCACCGCCCGGGACATTGATGCTATCCGCGCCACAGCGGGGATCGTCGCGGACTACGACGTGAACGCCCGCGCGAAGGCTGCCTCGACTGCGGCCACGGCCGCCGGCTCGCCTCTGACCTCGGGGCGCCTCAACCGCCTGAGCCGCCTGTGGGACCGTCTCGACAAGGCTGGGATATCGTCGGCGCTGAGAGGCCTGTGGGCGATGGGCACCGACAAGGCGCAGTCGAAGATCAATCTCGTCGCGCCCGGAACCAACGACCTGATTGAAACCGGAACCGTCACGCACAGCCAGAAAACGGGATGGTCGAGCACGTCGATCGACAACTATCTCGATACCGGCATTGCCCTGTCTGCCATCAATTCGGCCGACATCTCGATCGGCGTGGTCATCCTGTCGCCCAACACCAGCAACATTGTGTCCGAGTTCGGCGCCGTTCCTGCCTCGGGCCCGGGCCTTGGCATCGTCAGCCAGTCCAGCGGGAACAGCAATCGCCCCCGCTGGTTCAGCGGTTCGGCGGTCATCAACGAGCCGCTGCCAACAGACGGGGCAAACCGCTGGCCAGCAAATGGGACGTTTGCGATCTCGCAGAAGGATGGCGTGCTCTCGACCTACCGCAATGGCCTGAAAATCTCGCAGATCGCCAATGTACCTAGTGCCCTTTCGTCTTCTACCACCTTGCGCCTTCTTCGTGCAGGCGGGCAGGACGCGGTAGCGACCAGCTCGGTCGGCGCTGCCTTTATCGCCAACCGGGCGCTGACCGATGCGGAACAGAAAGAGCTGTATGCCGCGGTGTTCGATTACATCGACTGCGTGCGCAACGGCGATCCGATGATCTACCCGGCCGGCCAGGGCCCGCGCCTCGTCAATGCTGATGTCGTGATTTACGGCACCACTTTGGCTGGCTGTGTTGCAGCCTACCACCTTGCGTGGCGTGGCTACAAAGTCGCTCTCGTCGGCGAGTGGAATGCCGAGACGATCTGGGATCTGGGCGGCATGCTCACCAGCGGCCTGAACCTGTGGGATGCCAAGGATCTCAAGACCATCTCACTGGTGGCCGCAGAGATGGCGAAGCATATCGCTATGGATCAGCGCGGCAGCCCCACCTTTGGGCGCACCGCTGCGCAACTGAACCTTGGCCCGGAATACTGGAGCCGTGCGATCCGGCGCATGTTCGATCCGTCCCGTACCGATGGGATCACGCTGCCGGGAATGAACGTGCCAGTCTACATGACCGGTGGCATCGTCTCTGCCCAGAAGGAAGGTCCGCGCATCAGTTCGATCCGCACGCAGGACGGCCGCGTGTTTCGCGCGCCCTACTTCATCGAGGCGAGCTACGAGTGCGATCTCGTCTACCATGCGGGCGTGCCCTACGTCACCGGCAGCCCGCCATCCGGCCCGGGGCTGGAATCCATCTCTGGTTGGCGGCCCACCTTGTACAACCGGCCGATCAACCAGAACGGTACGGAGTTCGCCATCTCCCCGTTTAGGACCGTGGACTTGCCCGCGAGCGGCTTGCTCCCCGACCTTCGCCGCCCGCCATCGCTTACGGTGAATGGCCCGGACCCGGCCATTCAGTCGATGAACTACCGAGTCACGTCAATGAAGCTGCCTTCCGGGACCGTCCAAGGGCTGATCAACCCGTGGCCGTCGACGCCGCCGCGCAACTACGATTCACTGCGCTACGAGGCAGCTGCACGGCTTTATGCAGCATCTACCGCTGTCGGCGTTGCCATTAATCGCGAGGCTATCCTCGCGGACTATGCGCTGGAAAACGGGACGACGCGATACGACCTCAACAACGGCGGTCGCCTCTCGACGGACATGGGCTCCAACGGCCTTGATTATGGCCAGGCCGGTGCTGACACTACCATCCGCCGCAGGATCGCGGAGGATCTGCGCGACTATACGCTGGGGTTCTTCTATTTCCATGCATTCGGAGGGGATGCGCGCGTTCCCGCAGGACTGGTCACCGAGATCAACAACTTCGGCCTGGACTCGCGTTGCCATCTGGACCCCAGCTCGCTCGGCGTTCTGCATTGGGGAAATCGCCACTACGTGCGCGACCCAACGTTCCTGCCGCAGAACGCGGGCTTCCGCTTCGATCTCAACGATTATGTGCAGCCCGATGGGACGCCGACCACCAAGTCGAGCAAGACCATCGCCGACACCTCGTATCGCGTCGACAAGCACCGGACGCGATTGCTCGCCGTGGGTAACGAAATCCGCAGCCAGGGCGGCCTTGGCTCAGGCCAGATCCCCGGAAACGCGGACGGCGGCGCTGATACGCTTACGCCGCTGCCCTACGAGTGCGTCGTCCCCGACAAGGCCGTCTGCGAAAACCTGCTAATGACCACCGGCTTCTCGGTGTCGCCGCTAGTTTGGTATTCGATGCGCATGGAACCCGTGATGGCAACTGTTGCTGTGACCGGGGCTGAGGCAATCCATCAGGCGTTCCAGACCGGCGGCGCCCTGCAGGACGTGGACTACCCGACGCTGCGCGCCGCGATCATGGCGCTGCAGTACGAAGGGGCAAGAACACCGACCCAGCCCTACGCCTACGCGCCTGATCTGAAACAGGTGTTCTGATGACCCCCACCGAAATAGCCCCCTCCGTGGAACCTGTGGTGCAGGCCGCGAACGTCGATAGGAGCGACGCATGAGCGCTTTTGTCATGTTGAGCGCCGCCACGAGCCTGGTAGCGCAGTCGATCGAGGCTGGTCCTGCCACGGCCATCCCACCCAGCTTCAACGACGGCGCGTCGCTCTACCTGTTCAACCTGTTCCTGATGACCGCGATGACGTTCCTCGGGACGATGATGGCGGGCAAGCAGGCGCGGCGGATCTGGATGCAGCGCATATACGATCACCCCAAAGACCCTGTTACGATCTACCGGCTGATTGTGCTCTGCGCCGCCATGGGCCTGACCCTACGCTGTGGTGGCGCCGCGATGGAGCTATGGGGGTGGACCCCGAAAGACCCGGCCACGGTTGCCCGGGTGATGATGGCGAAGCGGTGGATAGATCCCATCGCCTGCGGCTTCGGCGGCATCTGGATGACGCTGGCGATTGTCGGCGAGGTGGGCGTGGAGCATCAACTGCGCAAGGCGCCACTTCCGGTCGATATGTGGAGCCGATGGCCGCAGCTGGCGCGCGCCGGCGGGGTAGTGGTCCTGAGCTTCGTAGCTGCACTGGCAGCTGTATGTCTGCGTTGAGAATATTCGCGGTGCTGGGGGCCGCTGTTATGGGCGGTGCCGTGTCTCGCGAGCCGGTGGTCTGGTGGATCGCTGGTTATCCCTTTCCTGCGGGCCCGATGGTGGTCTGCATGCTTGCCGTCATCATTACCCGCCTTGTCATCGGCCTGCAGGCGCAGGGCCGGGCGCAGTGGGCGCTCGACATCGCCATTACCGCGCTATGCCTGCTCGTCACCGTCCTGTGGGTGCAGGCGCATCAGCTCGACCTCCTGAAGGCCGGGATCACCGGCATCGGCATCGGCTCGGCCGGCGCTGGCCTGATCGGTTTCGCCAAGAGTGCCGTCATGGGCCGGGCGAAAGCCGCGATAGACGCCTTCCTTGGAACCTCCCCTAAAATCTGAAGGACCATTAGTTATGGCAAAGGCACGCTCTCTGGGCGCCGCTGGCGCGCGCCTGATCAAGAAGTGGGAGGGGTTCAAGAAGGACCTCGGCGGCGGCAAGGTCCAGTCGTATCCCGACCCCGCCACGGGCGGCGCACCCTGGACTATCGGCTGGGGCTCGACCGGGCCCGACGTCAAGAAGGGCACGGTCTGGACGCACGCCCAGGCGCAGAAGCGGTTCGACGATCACGTCGCCCAGTTCTCCGGCGAGGTCGCCGCCATCCTCGGCATGGCTCCTACCACCCAAGGCCAGTTCGATGCCCTGGTGTCCTTCGCCTACAACCTCGGCTCAGAAAGCCTGCGGACCTCCACCCTGATGCGCATGCACAAGGCCGGGGAGTATGCCGCCGCTGCCGGGCAGTTCGGGCGCTGGAACAAGGCTGCCGGCAAGGTGATGAACGGCCTTACCAAGCGCCGTGCCGAAGAAGCCGCACTGTATGGCTCCAAGGCGTGAACCCCATCCCCATCGGCTGGTGCCTCGCGGGCGCAGGCGCCGCGGCGATCCTCGGCGCCTGGGGCGGCTGGACCGTCAGCGACTGGCGGCACGACAGCGCCGCCCTGGTCGCCCTCAATACCGCCACGGCCGACGCCAAGGCAGCCGCGAAGAATTCGCGCGCGCAGGGCGATGCTTACGAGAAGGACAAACAGAATGACCAAGCACAGTCCACGGTACGGGAGAGCCGCATCAGCACGATCTATCGCGATCGCCTTGTGCCTGCTGACTGCGCCGTTCCTGACGATGCTGGGAGCGTGCTCGACAACGCGATCCGCGCCGCCAATGCCCGAGCGGCAGGCCAACCTGGAAGCTGACTGCCCGGTGGTTGAGGCGCGCCCGTTCCCGTTCGTTGATCCGGCTCGCTTGGTCTGGGAGACGCGGCTGGTAACTCAGTACGGGGACTGCGCGAACCGCCATCATCGGTCGGTCGCCGCGAGCGCGGGGGTCAGAGATTAGATTCCGCGATAACCTATTCTTAGGCTGTTGTTGGGTACCACAGGTCACCTGATGATCGCAGTGTCTGGGAAGATGCTTGCAAACTACAGGGCCTGGGTCGCTCCCGGGCCCTTTTTCTTGCACATGACACGCTTCAGCCTCACACCAGCAATGTGGAGGCAAAGTTCATGAAAGAAAAAACAAAATTACTGATCCGAGGTGCGGGCGCAGTGGTTCTAGCGTGGTCGGTGCTTCTGCTCTGCATGACCCTGGCATTCACAGCGCTTCTGTTCTTTTTCCGATTAATGCCTCAGCCATGAAGACGCAAAAGCCCCGACACAGGTTGGGCTCTGTGCCGGGGCTCCTGACAGATACCTCGCAAAGGGTAACTGCCGATTAATCGTCCGATGTGGGGGCGAAGTTCCCGGCGGCCTCAATAATCGCGTCGGTAGGTCGATTCATCACACGTACCATCACCCCGCGACTTTCCGCCTCTGCGCCTCGCCTTACGAACTAACGGCCATGCGCAGCGTTTACTCACCTCAGCCAGAACAAATGAAGGTTCGGCGAGGAGAGCGATATGACCGAAGAAACCCCCCACGAACATCCTCAGGTAGACGCTGTAACGGCGGAAGAGATTGCCGCCGGGATGACGAATGAGCAGTTGCACGATGCCTGGGACGCTGTGACAGACGGTGAAAATCTTACCGTTCTCGCCACCGCTGTTCTCGCTGAAATCGAACGCAGAAACCTCGACGTTTGAGAAAATTCAGTCAGCAGGCAGCCGAGGCCACCATCTCGTAATAAGCATATCCTTCGGCCCACGCTCGCCTTGAGGTCGCGTTGCTATAGGGATTGGCGGATAAGGGCTTCCTACCCTGCGCCGCTTTCGCGCCCCATGCGAAAGCGGTTTGATTTGGGATCATTCCGATGTCCTGCGGTTACAAGTTCCGAACGATAAGCCACGATTTTCGCCGTGGTTCCGGCTCACCGACGAGCCGAGGCAACGTTGCGCCGGTTCGTCGCTAACGGGGACCGTACGAAAAGTGTGGGTGCGGCGTTGCGGATTGCCGCACCGACAGCGCCATCAGGCAAGGGGCATTGCTGATGGCGGATCAGACCTCTGGTTCAGAGGTGCGTTAGCGCCAGCTGCAGCTGGTCATCTGGTTCGTTCCTATTGGCGACAGCGGTGGCCATCCGATCCCATGCCTTGGGATCGCCAAGGTCGATGCGCTCGATCGACACCAGGTCTCGCGTGATCTCGACTTTCTCGCGAAGGCGCTGGAGCACGGCCGGGAAGATGTCGCGCAGTTGCCGGCAGTCATCGTGAGTCGCGCCGTCGCGGTCGGCCTGTTCGAAGCGGTGCTGAGCCAGGGCCAACAGCGCATCGTCCGTCATGGGCGCCGTCATAGCGATGCCCAGTCCAGCTCGGCGTCATCGAGCGCCTCATGCATGTCGGGATCGGCCCCCTGCTCGCTCATCCGCTTGCGCACGGCCTCAGGGTCTCCATTCTTGGGAAACGACCGGTCGGCGCGGGCCGCCGTCGCCAAGCGACCGATGAAGCCTTCCCGGTCAGCCTGCATCAGCAGCCAGCGGCCAAAGGGCCCGCGCTCCTCCAGATCTTTCGTCCTGCCTGTTTCGCGCAGGCGAACATCCTGCGGCGCTGGGGTAAAGGCGCGGTGATCCATAGGCTTGGTAATGTCCTGCCAGGCACCGCCACCGCCCGCGATACGGCCCACTTCGCGGCGAAGATCATCGACTACGTTCTTGTCCATCGCTTTCTCCATCATCGCACCCGCCTCACCGCTTCCTTCCAAGTCCGTTCATCGGGCCATGCCAGCTCAAAATCGCCCTCCGCCCGAGCCACACACTCAAGCCTCACTGGCCGCACCTTCTTGCGCAGCTTCGACCGGCACACCCGGCACCAGAACCGCTGCTTTGCCGGGCCAAGGCGATCATCCCAGCGGCGGCGCTTGAAATGCCACCACAGCGTTTTCGTCTCGAACCGTGCGCTATGCTGGCACTCGCAAATCGCCATCACCGAGTATTGCAGGGTCGCCGCCTCGAAGATGTCGGTCGGCAGCATGAAGCCTCCTTCCGACCATTTCATCAGGGGCTCCGAATCACCATCACAGTTTGGAACATAACCGGAACATAGCGGCATGGCGAGTCTGTTTGACAGCGCGATCGTCAGAGGCACATGATGCGGCATGTGCAACCTCTACCGCATGAACGCGAAGGGTGCTGAGGTCGCCAAGCTCTTTGGCAAGGCCTTCACCCCTGGGGCAAACTTCACGACCGAAGTCTGGCCCGGGTATCCGGGTCTCGTCATGGCCGGCGAAACTTTGCGCGCCATGTCCTGGGGGTTCCCGCGGCACGCCGTGAGCAAAAAGACCGGGAAGCCGCTTAAGCCGTCTCCCGTGAACAATGCCCGCGATGACAACCTTCGGCGCTACCCGATCTGGCGGGACAGCTTCCGCGATCGGCGCTGCTTGATCCCAGTGACGCAGTGGTGCGAGCCCGAAGGCGAGAATCGGCGCAATACCCGCACATGGTACTCGCTACCTGGTGAAGAGATTTTCGTAGTCGCTGGAATATGGCGGCCGACCGACGAGTGGGGCGAGGCGTATTCCATGGTCATGGTCGACGGCTGCGAGCAGATGTCTGACGTGCACGACCGCATGCCGACCATCTTGCGGCGTGAGAACTGGGATCAGTGGACCGATGGAACTCAGGACGAGGCTTTTGCGCTGCTACAGACTTGGAATGGACCGCTGGTGGTGGACCGGACGGACGAGCCTTGGTTCAAGGCGCGAGCGGTAGGAAGGGGGTTGGCGACTTCTGCGCCAACTTCGCTCCTGTAACGCACTCGCCAGCATCGGTCTGGCTGTAACGATCAAGATCAGTCGGCAGGCGCCTTCTGGACAGATCCCGGGTCAGGGCCAGGGCGCTTGAGCACGCCGATCGAGGTAGAGGCGACGGCGATGGCGAGAACGAACATGACTAGCAGCGCGATCGCAATCAAAACGATCTTTCGGACATTGCGAGTAGCGCCCGGGGTTCTCAGTTGCTCGTTCATTGAGTCATTGGGATCGGCCATTCGTTCACTCCACCGCGCATCGGCATCGTGGATGCCGAAACTAGAACAACACCCGTGAAGTGCGAGAGTTGCCGGACTATCGCCAACGTCGAGCCAACCCTCGCCGGATTAGGTACTCGCCCGCGTCCCTGTCATTGACGTAGATGTTCGCCAGTGTGCGACCGTAGCGGTCAGTGCCCGTTCGCTCGATTGACACCCGGCCTGAGAGCACGAACGACTGCAAAGCATCCCGACTGGCCAATCCAGCCGGATAATCGCACCATGGCGGGTTCTTCGATCCTTCAAGACGCTGGCGCTGCTGACCAGAGCAGCGCGGCGAATTTAGCAGTTCGGGGGCGTCAATGCCTTGAAGGCGGACGCGCTCGCCTGTGCAAAGGCGGATAGTGTCGCCATCGTGGACAGAGGCAATGCAGAGGCCGGCAGCAGCCGCGAGAATTAAGGACATACCAGTCAGCTACTTCGCAGGCGGCGAGGCAGCAAGCCATGTTCGCAACGCGCCAAGGTCGGCGTGCCTTTTCGCCGGACGGCTGACTAGTCCTCTGTGCCCTCGCCCAAGACGACATCGAGATGGCGGTTGAACGCCTCCAGAACAGCAGCTGCGGTCGCGAGCGGCAAGCTGACATAGCTGCCGTCGAGAGCCCGGCCGACATCGTCCTCGGTAACCGGCCTGCCCAGCATGCGCCCCAGCACAATGGCCAGGGTTGCCGTGTCGGCGATCGGAAGAGCGGCGCCCACCGCAGTTAAGGCCTCGGCTACGTCATCTTCGGTTTCGTGGCGCAAATGCCTGATGGTTTCCAT